GACGACCGATACTCGCCACGGCCTCCACCCTTGAACGTGACACGGCTCGCATAGTCGTTGCAAATGTCAGGTTTCGGGTGAGATCCGGACAAATTCCACTTCATTGACTGGACAAATGGGTCGTCAATTGCCATTCGTCGGCTTGTCTCATGGAATGCGTTGTTCAATTCGGTCCGGGACAGACGCATCGCCGCATAGGAGAGCCCGCCAGGCGTGCGAGGGTTGATGTAGGAGCGCACGAGACGTGCGATCTCACTTGCAGACCGACCGGAGAGCAATGATTCATTGATGATTCTCTCCACCGTGGCCACCGAATTCTTGCCATTTCGGTACACACGCTCACTCAAAGTGAACCGATGGTGGCTTCGGGAGATGTAATGGTCCAATCCGGCTTGTGCTTGGGCAAGAAGGGACCGCTGAAATGCCGGATCCATGCTTGCACCAAGCTTCTTCATCAAGTCCTTGTCAAATGCCTCTTGGACTTTGGCGATATCTGGTGCCGATCCAGTGACGCCGTCCTCAATTACCACACCAATGTCACGCCAAACGCTCATCATTTCACGCGTCAGGGTGAGCTGGGAAGCTCGCACCTGTGCTCCGATGCCTTTCATCGCACCAAGTCGGGCGATTTCTGCGTCCAGCGAGCGGATCGCACTCCGAAGGACCTTGCGCAGCTGTACATCGACTTCCATTTGCCTGCGCAGGTAAGCGTCCAGCGGCAGTCGGTCGAGCTTCCCAGCCATGATTTACCCCAGTTTCGTGAGGATTACAGCAATGACGATGCCCATCAGCACGATGCATGTACAGACGGCACCGATGACGATCTTGTCCCACACATCGAGTTCTCTGTGGATGTCTGTCGGGCGCAGTCCCTTCTTGGCGATGATGTCGTTGGGTTCCGGCGCCATCGGCCGGTTGGGCTCATAGTCGGCAGTCACAACGGAGTAGTGCTGCACCTTGCCCGGTTGGGGATTCGGAGCCACGAGCGGATGAAGCCTCGCGTGATCGGCCCTGTCTTGTGAGAGCTTCTTGACCGGCCTACGGGCCCACGGCAGCCGGGTTTCAACCGGCTCATCCATGGTCCGGCCTCTGCCGATCAAGCACCTGCCGCCGACGCGCCATGAGGTCATCGAGATCAGCTTGTGCCGCAGACGGGATACGGGCCGATGGCCCCATTGCAAGAATCCCACCCCGTATGAGGTTTTGACCAGTCGCCTTCTGCTCCTCGCCCAGTCGCTCAGCCTTTGCCAGACGGTGAGACTCAGAGGCCGTGTGCTCGATGGTCCACAGAGTAACCTGTACAACATCAGGCGTGTGAATGCCCCCACAGCCGAAGCGACACGTGGCAACATACTCCACGTCCATGAGCCACTTGTTGGGGTCGATGTCCTTCCGGACCTGCGACTTGACCGTGACATCGGGCCGGTTCTCCTTCGGCTCATTCGACACTGGTCTCACCCGGCTTGTGCTGGAGAGCGCTGTCATAGTCGGCCGGAGTCGCACGCCCGGTCAAGAGACCCATGGCCTGCTCGATGGAGATGACGACGGTGCCGCTCTCACGGTAGGCCTGGAGCCGGTTCGCAAGCTCTTGGTGCCTGATCTGGATCGAGCCGATGCCTTCGGTGATCTTCTCCATGACGTGATGCTCCAGCTGGGTGGCGATGTCGAGAGCAACCTCACTCTTGAACACGCCAGCCTTGCTGATGTCCGTCCAGCATGTCGAAGCAGCGCCGACCGCGATACGGATTGCCTCTCCCAAGGTCTCCGCGTGCTTGAGCTCCAAATCGCGGTAGCCCTTGACCATGCCGCCGGAGTTCTCGTGCGCCTGGTGCAAATCACCAATAGGCGTTGAGATCTCCGTCTCATCCGGCGAGGTCTTGAAACCACCACGGCCGACTGCACGCCGAACAGCGTTGGCCTCGTGTTCCCAGAACTTCTTGAAGTCTTCGCCTGCTTCACCCGGCTCCATGTAACGGCCGTAACGCCAGTCCAGCCAGTCGGCCAGCGTGTCCTCCGGATCGGCGGACAACGGCCACTTCTCCAACTCCTTCTCGACAACGTGCTCGATGTCGGCCTTGGTGAGAGTGGGAAGTCCGATGTGCCCCTCCATTTCCTCGCGCAAGACATTGAGCGTGTGGATCAGAGCGCTGCGGACAATCGCCCGCAGTTGCGCGCCCATGACAACGTTGACCTCAACTGTCTTTGGTGTTTCAGCCATCTCTGGAACCTTCCTGTGCTCCGCTTGATGTTACTTTTGCCAATTATCCCTTGTAGAAATGAGAAACCCCACCCAGGGACATCTGAGTGGGGCTTGTCTCACTTCCTCCGCTTGCGGCTCTTGCCCGTCTTCTTGAGGCTTGGGTACTTCTTCAACACCGCCGCGCGGATGGTGCTGTAGGAGCCTGCAGTGCCCTTCTGGGAAGCACGAGTCAAAGCGTTCCTCGCATGCGAGATGTCGTGGATCGGATACTTACGCTTGCTAGGCAATGCAAATTGCGACTTCGGCATCTTCTTGCGTCGTGTCGCGCTCAGCTTTGCCATCTTGGGTCACTTCCTCTTGCGTTTGCCGTTCGCAATCCGCCGTGCGGTCTTGATTGGCAATCCCTTGCGGGTAAGGGATGCAGTCCTGCCGGCCTTCCGGCGCTTCTGCTTGGTTGTGGCCATCAGAACGCGACCACCGTGCGCACCAGCGTTGCTGGCGTGGCGTCGTACGTGATGACGGCTTGCCCGTTCTGCGCCGGATCGGCGTACGCATCCAGCAACGGGATGATCGCCATGCCGCTCGCCGGGATGACCGTGGCGAGGTCCGGCTTGGCAGCGCCGGTGAAGTCCGTACCCGGCACCGCGCAGGTCACCGTGTGCGAGGCTGCATCGCCGTTTCGTACAACGAGATGCTTGTTGGGGCCGACCTGGGCCGTGTCTCCGGCCGCAGCCTGGGTCATGTTCAGCGCCAGCCCGATGACGTTGACCTTCTGGAGCGGAATCTCAGCCATTACGCAGTTCCTCCTGTTTCGGGTGCTTCTGACTCCGCTGCCATCCGGGCAGCGAAGGGATCAATGGCAGCAGCACGCTCAGACATCTCGTCCACGACGCGCTGCTGCATGTTGTTAGCGAAGTCATACCCACGAATGCGGGCGATCTCCACACGTCCCCATTCAGCGTCGGCGAGACCAGCAGCAACGATCTCCAGAATCTCCTTGACCTGTGCGGCCTTGTCGTCGGGAAGTGTGGAGCCGTATGATGGTTCTGCATACCCATCGGACGTGACGCCTTCGTACGCCGGTAGGAAGCCGGTTGCAATGTCGAAGTACATCTGGCGCATCACGTCTGTGATGATTTGCTCCTTCTCCGACACCTTGCTGAGCATCGGGCCCATCTGAAGGATCAAGCTGATACCGGACTCAGCGACCGCAACGTCAACCTTCCCTGTGGCTGCGTCCGGCGTGCCAGAGGCTTCCTTGAGGGACTCGATGAGGAACCGAACGTGATCGAGGACCGGCGACACGGAGCCAACGCCGGTCACCCGGTTGAAGGAAGATCCCTTAGCGTGCTCAACGACGTTGCCCGGACCGAGTACCCAGTCTGTGACGTTGCCTTGCTCGTCTCGTGGTGCACCACCATCCGTGGCGTACATCCCCAGCCCTTCAAGGGCAAGCGCCAGTTCCTCATCGGAGATCGCCTGGTTGACAGCACCGATGATCCGCTCCAGGCCTCGAAGCTCCGAGCTACCGAACGGATCGCCGGGTGTCTCGAAGTTCTTGATGTGGTAGATGGGAATGCTGGTGATCTGGGCCGGTAGTTGCGTCGGCTCGATGACCTTGATGGCCGCGTTGGCGGTGATGTCCTCCCAGAGCTTCGGGTCATAGAGACCTTCGCTGTACCAGATGGACACATCGGAGCCGTCGTTGGTCGTGACGTCCGATCCCTTGGTGTAGGTCTGCCGCCTGATGTACGTCTTCTCGTCCTGGACGATCTGTTCGGCGAGGTGGACCGCAACCACCTTGTTCGGAGACCCACCCTCCTGGACATCCGACTCGAAGACAGGGAAGTACGCGGCAGGGTCAACGGTCTCGATGTCAATGCGTCGTCCCTCAGGCTTCGCCGGAGTACCGATCACATGGAACAGCCAATCCCCACGAATCAAGCCAAAGCGCTTGTTGGCTGCGAACGAGGACCAGAAGCGCTCGCGCCTGAACAACGACGTCAATGCGTTCTGGAGCAGTAGCTGGCCGGCAGGCGTGCCCACGTTCGGGTCAATCATGAACCCAAAGTCTTTGCCCACGTACCGGTTGGTGGTGTCGATGATCGTCCGGCCGGTTGGGATGTAGATCGGCTCGGCATCAGACCCACGTTGCATGAGCTTGAACGTATCGGGAATGTTCCAGTAGATCTGCTCATAGATCTGGTAGCTCAAGATGCGCTGGGCATCGTACGCCGTCATCCAAGTCGGCGGTGCGCCAAAGAGCGGTGCCGCTGTCGAGTATGGAGTCATCAACTCACTCGCCTGTACGGTCATCGATGACCCTTCCTGGTTGTCGTGGTTGCGGAGATTCTAGTGCCCGTGGTGTGCGTAGTCGCCGTGCGTCTCTGGCATATCTGTTGCAAACAAGGCAAGTAAGCGTCCAAGGCCCACATCGAGGTCCGGCCAGTGCGTCACGATACGGATGAACTGTGAGGTGACTTTGTCCCAGTCAACGCTGGGCGAACTTGCCCTTGCGGACTGTGGTTGTTCCGGCCGACTGCTCTGGCTCCCCGTAGTACCCATGATAGAACCGTCCCAACGCTTCTGGTGTGTGGTCATCCTTCTTGAGCGGGTTCTCTTGGTTGTTCTTGTCACGCCGCTCCTCGCCCTTGGGGTAGCGGTAGTCATTGAACTCACGGATCGTGTTCTCACACTTCCGGTTGATCTGGAGCTTCGGCTTGCGCTCTGGGTCGTCCCATGCGAGGTGCTTGTTGCGAACCTTCAGGCCTTCACGAATGTACCGAAGGCGTGTCTTGATTTCCCCACCGGTGTTGCCAAATGATGGGATCTTGAGATGCTTCTCCAAGGCCAACGTGTCACCTGGCTCAGCTGGGTCCGGGTAGAAGCCCTTGAGCGTTGATGGAGCGAGCCCACGCGCATCGATCTCTCTTGCTGCGTCGTCAATCGTCAGGCCGGTCTCATAGAACTCATCAACAACATAGACGTTGTCCCAGACGTCAACCTGGATCAACAACCATACAAAGGGATTGGTGAAGCCATAGTCAACTGCGGCGTACAGAGGCAGGCTCGGGTCATACGCGCAGTCGGTAACGTGGACCTCTTCATCGAAGTCCTTGAACACGCGCCCAACGAACTCCGAGAAGTCCGCGCCGATCTCCTGGCTGAACGTGATCTCGTCCAGATCCCTCACCATACTGGCGATCTCGGGATCCATCTTGAGCCGGTTGACGAGAGACCGGAAGTTGAAGCCTCGTGAACGTTCCTCCAACGCTGCGCGCAAGGTAGCAATGGCGGTGTCCGTCGCTCCCAACGGGTACACGTACGGGTTCATCCAAGAGGGGATGCGCCATGAAGCCCAGTCATCGTTGGAGGGATCTTGACCGGCTTGCCAGTTCTCATAGAACCAGTTCTTGCCTTCCGGCGTTGAGGCATGGATCGACCAGCCGTTGTAGTCGGCGAGTGTCGGCCGGACGTACTTGGACCAGACGCTCTCCTTCATCTTGGCAGCTTCGGCCATGATCGCTCCGTTGAGCCCTTCACCAACGAGACGTTCAGGGTGCTTCGCCGACTTACCAAGCACGAGGTACTTGCCTTCAAACAAAGACAATTGCATGTCACCCGAGTGCGCATCGTAGTACGACCCAGGCTTGTCCATCGGGATACCGACACGCTTGATCAGGTCCCAGTGCTTGCGGAACTCCTTCTCAGCGTCGGTGTACTCCGGCCCGACGATCCAGAACTCACGACGCTTGCCGTGCTCACGCAACCATGACAGAACGATCTTGGTCTTGACCACTTCTGCGTCAAGTTCGGCAGCGCCGATCTCGCTCTTGCCCAGACGACGGCCACCACTCACGACCTTATGTCGTGCTGGATGCAAGAGCACCGCTGCTTGGGAGAGATGGGGCTTGAACCTCCCTGCACGCCAGATCGGATACGCAAGTGGGCGAGCCTGTTTCAGTGCATCGTACACACTGGGCTCCGCAACAGTCGTCGCCATGGGTATATTCGCCTCTCCTGTGAGATGAAGGGATCGGACGATTAGGGACCCATACGAATCCCTTCATCGCCGTACGGCCAAGCCTCGCCAGAGTCAGAAGCTCTCTGGGTCCTCGCCTCGACTAGCCAAGTCTGCGAGTCCGGACTTCAGCCGGTTGTACTCCTCCGACTCAAGGCCATCGTTCTGCAAGACATCGTTGAGGATCGTGTCCCAAGGATCTTCGTCAACCAGCACCATGCGGTCAGGCACCTTGCCGGCTCCACGCTGGAGCAACAAGTCAATCGCCTTCACGCGGGCCGAATCCTGCTCACTTGATTCGGCGATCTCCTCCAGCAATGCCTGCGCACGAGGCAGGAATGATTCGAAGCCTGCCTGCATCTTGTTGATCAAGCGTTGCCGGATCTTGTTCCTGATGCTTGCTGGGATCGGCCGGATGCGTCCCTTGAACTCGCCATCGATGTCACGACCCCTGAAGTTCTCCAACTCCTGGTCGTCAAGCTCATCGACACCAAGCTCACCATCAAGCAGCATCTGGTGCCGCGACTTTGTAGCCTTGGGCCCCTTTTTGCGGGCCGCAAGCGCAGCAGCCCTTGTTGCACGACCCTTGGCCATAGCCGCCTTCTGGGCATCAGTCGCCGTACCAGGAGCCCTGCCTTTCCCTCTGGGCACTGTTCACTCCACTCCGCAGTCAGATCAAGATGATTTGGTCAACTCAGGCGTTGGGTCCGCCGACAAAGTCAGTGGCCGGTACACCAGGCGCACCATCCTCGATGTCAGCATCGTCAACAGTGAGTCCGGTCACCGGATCGATGCCGTCGTTCACCAAGACCTGCTGAACGTTCACGACACCATCTTCGTCCACCGAGACCTCATCATGTGCAGAAGACTTGGCCCGGTGGGCAATCCCAAGCCGTTCGCTCGTCTTCAGATGAGCGAGATGATCGACACCGCGACCAGACAGGCCCACAGCACCACCAGGATCGCCGCCAGCAACAAGGCCAGGATCGCCACCATACTCCGTGCTCCCTAGGTCATCGACCGGCGTAGATCGGATGAACTCAATCGGTCCAGTACTCATCAGTGATTCGCCTCGCATCAGCAGTCGTCAGTTCTTCACGTGAAGCATTCCATTCGACGCCAATTGTAGGTCCACACCGTACAAGTACCCGGTCGTGAATTTGATCAACGAATCGCAGCAGACCTCCACAGCAATGCATGCAGTGTTCATCCTCCCAGAGGATGTTGCGCTGAATTGCCCAAATGTCAGTCGCCGCATATCCCTTCAGCACCAATCCAAATCTCCCCATCTGGATTCCGCCCAAAGGCACCCTCTCACCAGGAGCACCAGCAAGATCAGCAACGAGCGTCATCAGGTCCATCACGAGCACCCTATGCCGCTCTCCCACTATATGCTGGCAACTGGACGCCACCATGATCACCGGCGCAATCCAGAACTCCCCACGCTTCACACGCTTGTCCACAATCACTCCCTCACCAGCTACAAACACCACAAACCCCAATTCCTTACGCGAGCGAGCGCGCCAACGGCCGACAACCTAAAAACTCCCCTCACCCTCCCCATGCCAAAATCCCGCAATTTCCTTACGCGCGTAGGAACAGCAGCACTTTTCGGAGAATGTTTCGTGACAGGTTTTCAAAGGTCCTCGCCGCCGCGCGCTAGCGCTCCCGCGTATCGCGTATACAAATTCGATGTTTACTGCAGACCTTTTTGGGCCTTGAACATCCAAGCTGCATCTCGCAAGTAAGTCGACGCAAGCTCGTCAGGGATCTCATAGAACAGCTGCGAGAGCGGTACGTGCCAATTCAGGAGATCACGTGTATTGGCTGCTTCGGCACCACTACCCACAACTTTCTTGATGATGTCACGCCAGCCGCGAGACGGTTCCTCGATGTACACGAACTTGACCTCAGCCCGTCCC